ATGCGTATCAAAGTCCATTGCCAGAACCGCGTAGGGATCCTGCGCGACATCCTCAACCTGCTCGTCGACTACGGCATCAACGTCAACCGTGGCGAAGTGGGCGGGGACCAGGGCAACGCCATTTATCTGCTGTGCCCCAACCTCATCAACCTGCAACTGCAATCCCTGCGGCCGAAGCTGGAGGCCATCTCCGGCGTATTCGGCGTGAAGCGCGTGGGGCTGATGCCCAGCGAACGCCGTCACCTGGAGCTGAACGCCCTGCTGGGGGCGCTGGAGTTCCCGGTGCTGTCGGTGGACATGGGCGGCTCCATCGTCGCCGCCAACCGCGCGGCGGCGCAGTTGCTGGGTGTGCGGGTGGACGAGGTGCCGGGCATCCCGCTGTCGCGCTACGTGGAGGATTTCGACCTGCCGGAGGTGGTGCGGGCCAACAAGGCGCGGGTGAACGGCTTGCGCATCAAGGTGCGCGGCGACGTGTTCCTGGCCGACATCGCGCCGCTGCAATCCGAGCACGACGAGAGCGAGGCCCTGGCCGGCGCGGTGCTGACCTTGCACCGCGCCGACCGGGTGGGGGAGCGCATCTACAACGTGCGCAAGCACGAGCTGCGCGGCTTCGACAGCATCTTCCAGAGTTCGCGGGTGATGGCGGCGGTGGTGCGCGAGGCGCGGCGCATGGCACCGCTGGACGCGCCGCTGCTGATCGAGGGCGAAACCGGCACCGGCAAGGAGCTGCTGGCCCGTGCCTGCCACCTGGCGAGCCCGCGCGGGCAGTCGCCGTTCATGGCGCTGAATTGCGCCGGGCTGCCGGAATCCATGGCCGAGACGGAGCTGTTCGGCTACGGCCCCGGGGCCTTCGAGGGCGCCCGGCCGGAGGGCAAGCTGGGGCTGCTGGAGCTGACCGCCGGCGGCACGCTGTTCCTCGATGGGGTGGGGGAGATGAGTCCGCGCCTGCAGGCCAAGCTGCTGCGCTTCCTGCAGGACGGCTGCTTCCGCCGGGTGGGCAGCGACGAGGAGGTGTACCTGGACGTGCGGGTGATCTGCGCCACCCAGGTGGACCTGTCGGAGCTGTGCGCGCGGGGCGAGTTCCGCCAGGACCTCTACCACCGCCTCAACGTGCTGTCCCTGCACATCCCGCCGCTGCGCGAATGCCTGGATGGGCTGGCGCCGCTGGTGGAGCACTTCCTCGACTCGGCCAGCCGGCAGATCGGCTGCCCGTTGCCGACCCTGGCGCCCCAGGCGCTGGAGCGGCTGTCGCGCTACCACTGGCCGGGCAACGTGCGGCAGCTGGAGAACGTGCTGTTCCAGGCCGTCTCCCTGTGCGAAGGCGGCCAGGTGCGTGCCGAGCACATCCGCCTGCCAGACTACGGCGCGCCACAGCCCCTTGGGGACTTCTCCCTGGAAGGCGGGCTGGAGGCCATCGTCGGGCGCTTCGAGCGGGCGGTGTTGGAGCGGCTGTTCGCCGACCACCCCAGCAGCCGGCAACTGGGCAAGCGCCTGGGGGTGTCGCACACCACCATCGCCAACAAGCTGCGGCAGTACGGATTGGGTCGGGAAGAGGCTTGAGCCGGCAGGCCGCTGGGGTTCCAGGCGGGGCAGCACAGGGCGTGTTCAACGGCCTGTTAGACCTTGGTGCAATGGTTGGGCCGGCGCTCGGGGGGTACAAAGGACGCGTCTGAATCTTGCGTGATCGGACACAAGCGTTTCTAGCATTCCCATCCCGGAATGAATTGGGCGGGCGACCAGATGGTCGCCCATTTTTTTGCCTGTGTTCCGGAGGTCACGCGGTGCCAGCGCTGCCTAGAGCAGCACCGAATACCAGAACACCCGACCAATGACGTTGATGTGCTCGGCCACTTCGGTGGCCTCGTAGCGCTCGTCGGGGTGTTCGTCGCTGTTGAAGCTGCGGATGCGCAGCCCGCCGCCAGGGAGGCGGTAGAGCAGCTTCACCCGCAGTTGCCCGTCGTGGTCGAAGGCGTACATGTCGCCGTCCTTGATGGTGCGCGAGCTGGTGTCCACGCCCACCGTGCTGCCGTCGGGCAGGACCGGTTCCATGCTGTTGCCGTTCACCGTCACGCAGGCCGCGCTGGCCGCGTCGATGTTCTTCTTGCGCAGCGAGTACTTGCCGAAGCGCAGTTTGCGCCCGGTGGTCTGCAGCACCACGGTGCTGCCCTTGCCGCCGGACAGTTCCACTTCCTTGTAGAAGGGCAGCTCGACCTCGTCGGGGTCCAGCGGGGTGTCGTCGTCCCAGGACTCCACGGCGCCGGCCCAGTTGGCGTTCGCGCCGGACGGCGGCATGCGGGTGTCGAGCATGCCGCCGTGGCCTTCGGCGAGCCAGCGCGGGCTGACGCCGCAGACGGTGGCGATCTGCGTGGCAAAACTGGTCGCGCGCGACTTGCCACGCTCCAGATCGGAGATGGAGGCCTGGGTCATGCCAGTCGCCTGGGCGAGCTGGACCTGGCTGAGGTTGGCGTGCTTTCGCGCCGCCCGGATTCGGTCTTTGAGTTCCATGGGGCAGCAGATTAACGGTGCGCCTATTTCATTGCAAGCACCTATATATGGGTATTATTATATATGCCTGTGCTGCCCCGTTGCCGTGAACCGGTCGACGGGGCTTTTGTTTAGCCCCGCCACGGGGCATGGAAAAGGAGACAGCCCATGTTTAACAGCACCGAACAGGCCCTGGCCGTAGCGTATTGGATGGCTGAACACCGGGTGGGGCCGAAGTCGTCCACGGCGATGGCGATCGATGTGCTGCGCGAGCGCTTCGACACTCAGTTCGTCGAGCGCCTGCCCAGCGGCCTGAGCCCTCACGAATGGCAGGCCCAGGCCACCATGACGATCCGTTTCGCCCAGCGCCTGCTGGCCGACCACCCCCTCGAACTGGCCGTGGTTCAGGCCGAATACGCCCACGGGCGCGACTTCGTGCTTGCCATGGCGGCCCTGCGTGACTGGCTCAAGCCGCAGGCCGATTCGGCCGAGCAGCGTGCCGCCCTGGCGCTGCTGATGCGCATGTTCCGCCGCCCGCCCCACAGCATCCGCGAGATCGAGCGCCTGACCGGCCTGTCCAAGAGCACCCTGCACCGCTGGGACCAGGATTGGCGCGCGCGCGTGGCCCTGAAACTGCGCGAAGCCCTGGCGCGCCTGGAGGTGCCGATGAGCCGTGCGGGGATTGTTGTGGCGCATTGAAAATATTTTTGAAAAAACAGTTTATCCCATATTGACCTGTTGGGACGATAAAGGTAACCTAGCTCCAAGATCGAAATCAGACCATCAAGAGCCCGCCCACCAGCGGGCTCTTTCGTTTCCGGGCCCGGTCGATCATCGGGCCCTCTTCAAGGAGTCCCATCATGACCGAGCCCAGTGTCGCTGCGGCAATGGCAGGGGGGATGACCGGCGCGGGGTTGGCGATCCTGATCCCCAGCATCGATGGCAACGCGCTGATCGGAGGATTCGGCGGTGCCATCTTCTTCGTGGTGTTCGCCCGTGACTACAAGCCCCTGACCCGCGCCAGCTACCTGCTGGTGTCCTGGGTGGGGGGCTACTACGCCGCCGTCGAGGCGGTCAGTCGTGGGCTGGCCCAGACCAGCGGGGTGGTGGCCTTCGTGGCCGCCACCCTCTGTGTCACCGGGGGGATCGGGATGCTCGAATGGATGCGCGGCGGGCAGTTGCCCAACTGGCTGCGCACCTTGTTGCGCCGAGGCGCGGGAGGCCGCAATGGATGACCCGTTGGCCACCGCGACCCTCTTCGTCTGTTCGGCCATCTGCCTGCGGCTGATCACCTACCGGCGGCGCGGTTCGCGCTTCCGCCCCGGTGTTTCGCTCTGCGCCTACCTGATGGCGCTGTGCACCGGCAGCCAGGCCCTGAGCATCGCGGTCGGCCGCTACCCCGTGGGGCAGCTGTCGCCGTGGATGCTGGGGGTGTTGCTGATCCTGCTGGTCCTGGTCTTCAGGGCCCGCGGCAACCTCGCCCGCATCCTGCGCCTGGGCTGACGCCCGGCGCCCACCCGTTCCATCCCCGGCCTGGCCGGGCGGCCCCGGTCGCCCGCGCTGGGTCGTGCCCTGCATATAAAGGAGAACACCATGAGCATCACCGCCACGCGGCTGGATGTGGCGGCCCTGCGCGAAGCGCTGCGCAGCCTGCTGGAGCTGCCGGCCGGGGCGCTGGTGGCCGCCGACCAGGCCGCTGCGCCGCCGGCGGGCCTGTACGCCAGCCTGCGCGAGCAGCAGTCCGCCGAGGTGGGCGTGTCCCGCCGCGAGTTCAACGGCAATGGCGAGCGGGAAACCGTCGTCACCGCCTGTGAAACCACCTTCCACCTCATCACCCATGGCCCCGGGGCGCTGGATCTGGCGCACGACGCGCGCTCGATCCTGCAGTCCAGCCGGGCCCTGGACAGCTTGCGCCGGCTGGGCGTTGCCCTGCCGCGCATGAAACCCATCGACAACCTGTCCGCCGTCGAGGCGGGCGTGGCCAAGGAGCAGGCCCGTCTGGAACTGGTCCTCGCTCATGGCCACCAGGTGGTCCTGGAACAGAAACGCATCGCTTCCTCGGTGGTGACCGCCCACACCGATACGGGCCTCACCGCCACCCTTACAGTGAATCCAACGGAGACCTGATATGTCCCTTCCGCTTTCGCAGATCGTCAACGTACAACTCAACGTTCAACCAGTGGCCAGCCCGCGCCGTGACTTCGGCCAGCTCGCCCTGTTCACCCCCGAGGCCGGCAACGTCTTCACCGACGCCGCCACCCTCTACATCAGCTGCGCTAGCCAGGCCGAGGTGGAAGCCGCCTTCGGCAGCACCTCCCAGACCGCCCTGGCCGCCAGCGCCTTCTTCGCCCAGAGCCCGCGACCCAAGCAACTGCTGGTGGCGCGCTGGCTGAAGAACACCCGCAACGTGCCGGCGGTGAAGGCCGCCCTCAACGGCACGCCGCTGGTGGCCACCCTGGACCAGCTCAAGGCCATCAGCGCCGGCCAGTTCTCGGTGACCGTGGACGGCGTCCGCCAGGACGTCACCGGCCTGAACTTCAGCGCCGCCAGCGACCTGCCGGCCATCGCCGCGCTGATCGACGCCAAGCTCACCGCCCAGGCCGTCAGCTGCCGCTACGACGCCGTGGCCAACCGCTTCATCCTCGAAGCCGACGTCGCCGGCCAGGCCAAGTCCGTCGGTTTCGTCCAGGACCTGGGCGCCACCGGCACCTACCTGGGTGGCCTGTTGCGCCTGGAGAACGGCATGGCGCAGAAGGTCGCCGGCCGCGATGCCCTGGTGCTGGCTGCGCAGACCCTGCCCGAGGCCTTCACCGCGCTGCTGGAGGTCAACTCCGGCTGGTACGCCGCCACCGTCGCCGCGTCCCTGACCGACGACGAGATCGAACAGGCGGCCGCCTGGGTGCTGGCTGCGGACAAGAAGGTCTTCGGCGTCACCACCCAGAACCCCAGCCACCTGGAGAACGTGCCGAGCAACCCGTTCAAGCGCCTGAAGGATCGCCAGAGCTACCGCACCGTCGCGGTCTACGACAAGAACGACCCCTACGCCGTGGCCAGCTGGCTGGCGCGCGCGCTGTCGGTGAACTTCGCCGCCAACAACTCCACCTTGACCATGAAGTTCAAGCAGTTGCCCGGCATCAGCGCCGACAACCTGACCCTCACCGAAGCGGACAAGTGCCGGAAGCTGGGCCTGAACTTCTACACCTACTTCGACGAGTCGGCGATGGTCGCCGAGGGCACCGTGATCGGTGGCCGCTTCTTCGATGAAGTGCACATCCTCGACTGGTACGTCGACGCGGTGCAGAAGGAGGTCTTCGCCACCCTCTACCGCTCTTCGAGCAAGGTGCCTCTGACCGACGCCGGTGTGGCGCGCCTGCTGGCCGCCGTGCGCAAGGTCTGCCGCGAGGGCGTGAACAACGGTGCCTTCGCCCCCGGTGTGTGGAACGGCGACCCCTTCGGCAACCTGGTCAGCGGCGAGCGCCTGGACGAGGGCTACTACGTCTGGGCCGACAGCGTCGACAACCTGTCCACCTCCGACCGCGAGCAGCGCAAGGCGCCGCCGATCCAGGTGGCCCTGAAGATGGCCGGCGCCGTTCACTCCGTGGACGTGCTGGTCAACTTCGACCGCTGATCCCGACCCACCCAACGTTTTCCGGCCCCCGCGTGGGGCCTTTCTATTTCCGGAGATTTTCCATGGCTATCTACGACCAGAAACAACTGTCCGTCCTGATCAACGGCTACGAGATCAGCGACTGGGGCGCCGGCGCCGATGTCCTCAAGCTGGCTTTCACCGCCGAATCCGGCTCCATGAAGATCGGCAGCAACGGCACCGGCGTGTTCGTTGCCAACAACGACCGGTCCGCGACCCTCACCCTGAAGCTCAAGCAGCATTCGCGTGACAACAAGTTCCTCAACAGCCTGCGCCTGCTGCAGGAAGGCAACCTCAAGGCCTTCACCCCGCTGACCCTGGAAATGCGCGACCTGCTCAACGAAGACCTGATCAGCGCCACCCGCGGCTACTTCACCAAGCGTCCCGAGGTGACCCGTGGCAGCGAGGCCAACGACACCACCTGGACCATCGTCTTCGAGCGCGCCAACGTGAACCTGGAACAAGGAGTCGCCTGACCATGAACGCCGAACATCGCATCAACCTCGACGGCTTCGACTACGTCATGCGCCCGGCCAACGCCATGCCGGCCTGGAACGCCCTGAAGAAGGCCGCGCGCCTGCTGCAGGGCGTGGAGATCAAGCGCGGCGAGGGCGGCGACAGCCTGGCCATCGGCGCCATCCTGGCCAACCTGGGCGATCCGGTGGTGGCGGAGATCGAAGCGCTGGTGATCCAGCAGACCAACGTGCAACCGGTCGACGGCGCGGCATTCCGCCTCGCCGACCGCGCCGAGGCGCACTTCAACCAACACCGCGGGCACCTGGTGCCGCTGCTGGTGGAGGGGGTGAAGTACCAGTTCGCCGATTTTTTCGCCGCCGCCGCGCCAGCCCTGTCGGCGATTCTGCCGGGACCGGCCAAGGCGGAGTGACCGACTGGTTCCTGTTCACCCCTGTCATGCGCCAGCTCTGCACCCTGCATGAGCTGCGCGCGCTCTACACCCTGGCCGACCTGTGCGACTTCCATGACGCGATAGCCGAATGGGATGACGCACAGCGTCAGGCCCACGAGAGGCAGGCCAATGGCAATTGAAATTGGAATCCAACAACTCAGCACGCAGTTCGCGCTGGGCCTGCAGCAGATCACCAACACCCTGAAGCAGGAGCTGAACGTCATCAGCAATACGCTGGTGCAGGAGATCAGCGTGGTGAACCACCTCAGGCAGAACGTCGAGGTCACCCGCAACACCCTGCTCTCCAGCAACAAGGCCCACTACACCTACATCGAGACCCTCAACCAGGTTCAGGGCAAGGCGGCGCAGGTCGAGGGCAGTACCTCCAGGATCGGCGGCGCCATTTCCCAGGTGTCCTCCAAGCTCTTCGACTTCGTGCAGTCCTCCCTGGGCAGCCTGAAGGACCTCAAGGCCGGGCCGGATGCCCTGGGCGTCGTCACCGACGAGCAGGCCCAGTCGGCCAAGGACTACCAGACGTCCATGGAGAAACTGGACAAGGTGCTGGACGGGGTGAAGGCACGGGTCGGCCTGGGCCTCGCCCCGCAGCTGTCATTCCTGGCGGATCGCTTCCTCGCGGTGGTGGACGCCAACAAGGAGCTGATCACTGAAGGGCTGCAGAAGACCATGACGCTGGTCGCCGAAGGCCTGGACGCGGTCTACAACTTCGGCCGCGCGCTGGACTTCGTGGTCAGCGGAACCGTCGGATGGGACAACGCCCTGATGATGCTCGGCACGGCCCTGCTCTGGGTCGGCCGCGCCAGCCTGATGGCCTTCGCCACCAACCCCATCATGTGGATCATCGCCGCCCTGGTGGTGGTGATCGCCCTGGTGGACGACTTCATGACCTACCTGGACGACGGCGAATCGGCCTTCGGCGGCGTCTGGGAGCCGCTGGTGAAGGGCTTCAAGGAAGTCGGCGCCATCCTGGCGGACATGAAGGCGCAGTTCGACGCCTTCTGGGCGGAGAACGGCGAGATGGTGATGGCCTTCGCCGACGGCCTGATGATGTTCATCGGCGCGGGCATCAGCAACGTCATCAACCTGTTCAAAGGCTTCTTCGCCTTGCTCAGAGGAGATTTCGACGGCGTCAAGGAAGCGTTCGGCGGGATATTCGAAGGCTTGGCCACGCAGTTCGAAGTGATCGGCAGCCTGTTCTCCTGGGAGCCGTTGCTCAATGGTATCGCTGCGGTAGAGGCCGTGCTGAATGGGCTGAAGGCGCAATTCATGGCCTTCTGGACGGAGGTCAGCGAGTCGGTGATGGCCTTCGCCGGGAGCCTGATGGCCGGCATCGGGACCAGCATCAACTACGTCATCAACCTGTTCAAAGGTCTGTTCGTCCTCGTCAAAGGCGGCTTCGACGGCGTCAAGGAAGTCTTCAACAGCTGGTTCGAAGGCGTAAAGGCCAAGTTCGAGGCACTCAGCGCCGGGTTCAAGAAGGTCGCCGGGATGTTCGGCTTCGGTGGCGACAAGGAGGGCGCGCCCGAGGCGGCCAAGGAATCGCCGGGGATGTTCTCCGGCGTGGCCAACCTCTTCGGCTGGAACAGCGACGACGACAAGGCCGCCACGGCACCTCGCCTGGTGGAAGGTGCCAGCCAGTTCACGGCCGGTGTGCAGGACGCACAGAGTCGTGCGGCCCTCGGCGCCGGCGTCGGCGCCGCCGCCCTCGTGGCCCCGGTGAGCAACAACAGCTTCAACCAGTCGGTCACGGTCCACGTGAGCGGAGACAACCCCCAAGCCATCGGACGGGAGGTCGCCGAGCAGGTGGCCTCCAACCAGCAGCGCCTGGCCACCCACAACAACCAGAGTGACATCAGACAGTGAGGTGAATCGATGGTCATGCTGATCAACCGCCGCATCGGCACGATGAGGCTCGATGCGGTCATCAACGAAACCCACACCGCTGAACTCAAGATCACCGAAAACCCGGTGGAGAGCGGCGCCAACATTGCCGACCACGCCTATGCGCAGCCCCGCACATTGAAGATCAAGGGCATCGTGGTCGAGCATTACGACCCCCTGGCGGCCCTGGCCGCCGAGGTCACGCCGGGGTTGCGCAGCAGTGTCGACTTCGTCGACGAGGTGAAGCCGGGGATCCTGGCCAACCTGACCCGGCAGGCCCGCAATCGGGCCCAGCGCGAGCTCAAGAGTTGGCTCAAGCCCCAGGTGGACACACCCAAGGCCCGGCCCCTGGCGCCCTGGATGCTGGAGTACCAGCCGCTGTCGCGCTTCGACAGCTCGCCCAGCCAGTCGCGCCTGCAACAGGTCTACCAATGCCTGCTGGACACCCAGAAGGCCGGTGAGCTGCTGCAGGTGCAGACCGGTTTCTACCTGTACAAGAACATGCTGCTCACCACGATTTCCGCCGTGCAGGCCATCGATGGCGCCATCGAGCTGGACCTGACCCTGCGCGAAGTCCTGGTGGTGGATACCCGCGTCATCAATGGCGTGGTTACCCCGGCGGCCGGGACCAAGCGCTCCGGCCGCTCCCAGTGCCAGGCAGCGGAGAAGAAGTCCAAGGGCAAGACCACGCCCAAGAACAAGAAGCGCAATGAGAGCTTTGCGCATGCGGTAGGCAGGACGGTGTTCTCATGAAGCAGATCCCCATCAGCAGCGACCCGCTGCAGGAGCAGAGCTTCGAGTTCGCCGGCTACCGCCTGCGCCTGACCCTTCGCTACAACAGCATCGGCGACCACTGGGCCATCGACCTGCTGGACGAGGCCAAGGGCACCTGGCTGGCCCAGGGACTGACCCTGGTGACCGGCGTGCCGATGCTCTGGCGAAGCACCCTGCCGTTCTTCCTCTGGCTGGAGGATGTCAGCGGCGTCGGCCTCGACCCCATCGGCGGCGATGACATGGGCAGCCGCTGCCTGCTCCACATCGGCGAGAAAGCGGAGGTGCAGCCATGAGGCAGTTCGGCCGGCGTTACCGCCTGATCCTCGGTGCCGACCAGGAAGGGCTGGTGATCGACAGCCTGCGGGTGGCCTTCGACTTCACCAAGAGCATCGACAACAAACCCAACCCGGGGACGATCCGCGTCTGGAACCTCAACCCCGAGCACCGCGAACAACTGCAGGACGGCACCTTGCGCAAGGCCTGGCTCTGGGCCGGCTACAGCGAGCTGCGCCTGCTCTACGCCGGCGACATCGCCGAGGCGGCGGTGGAGCGCAAGGGCCTGGACAACATCACCGTGCTCACCTGCGCCACCGGCGCGGTGGATTACCGCGAGGCGCGCATCAGCCGCTCCCTCGCCGCCGGCAGCACTGCCGACGACCACGTCAAGGCAGCGGTGCAGTCGATGAAGTCCACCACGCCGGGGCAGATCACCCTGCCCAAGCAACGGCCCCTGCCGCGCGGCAAGGTACTGGTGGGGCTGAGCCGCGACGTGCTCAGCCAGGTGGCGGCGGAGCAGGGCGCCGACTGGTCCATCCAGGACGGCGAACTGCTGCTGCTGCCCGCCGGCAACGTGCTGGACGACCAGGCCGTGTTCCTCTCCCAGGAAACCGGCCTGATCGGCTCACCCAAGGAAGTGGAGGGCGGCCTGGAGCTGACCTGCCTGATCGACCCGGCACCCCGGGTCGGTGGCACGGTGCGGGTGAAGTCCATCGAGCCGCGCTTCGACGGCGACTACAAGATCGTCAGGATCATCAGCAAGGGCGACGTCATGGAGAAGGACTGGTTCTGCGTGCTCACCGTGAGCAAGGGCGAGTTCCAGCCGGCCGGCGGCGCCAAGAGCCAATCCGGAGGCAAGAGCAATGGGTAACTACGACTGGCAGACCCCCTCGACCGAGGTCGCCATGGGCACCGCCCTCGACACCCGCATCAAGCGCCTGCACACCGCGCTGCCGGGGCGCATCGTCGCCTTCGATGCCGCCCGCCAGGTGGCCAGCGTGCAGCCGATGATCGAGCAGCAGCTGATGGATGGCTCGCGCCAGCCCCTGCCGATGCTGCCCGACGTGCCGGTGCAGTTCCCCCGGGGCGGCGGCTTCGTGCTGACCTTCCCGGTCAAGCCGGGCGACGAGTGCCTGCTGGTGTTCAACGAGCGCTGCATCGACGGCTGGTGGCATTCCGGTGCCTCCAGCGAACCGCTGGACTACCGCCAGCACGACCTGTCGGACGCCGTGGCGGTGATGGGCATCAGCTCGTTGCCCCAGGTGGTGCCGGCCTTCGCCACCGACGCGGTGGAGCTGCGCCGGCTGGACGGTTCGGCCTACGTACGCCTGGACGAGGGCGGCACCCTGACGCTGGACGGCGCCAAGGTGCTGATCAAGTGCCCGGTGGTGTTCGAGGCCGGCATGACCGGCAAGGGCGACGTGGTGTCCAGCGGCATCAGCCTGGAACGCCACCTGCACGGCCAGGTCATGGCCGGCCCGGCCGTCACCGGCGTGCCGCAATGAGGACACGACAATGAGAGTGAGACGAATAGACAAGGACGGCGACTGGACCTTCGGCCAGGGCCGCAACAACTACGCCGACGGCGGCGAATGCGTGGCCCAGCGTGTGTGCACGCGCCTGCGCTCCTTCCAGGGGGACTGGTTCCTCGACCTGGAGCACGGCCTGCCCTGGCTGCCCCGCATGGAGCGGCCGGCGGACCTGGCGCAGATCGAGGTGGACATCAAGCGCTGCATCCTCACCACCGAGGGGGTGAGCGAGATCCTCGATTTCCAGCTGGACGTCACCCCCGACGACCGGCGCCTGGCCATCGGCGTCACGCTGCGCGACAACCTCGGCAATGACCTGAGCACCCGCGTCCAGCGCTGATCGGCCGCCGCCGTCAAACCGAAGCCCCACCTCGCGTGGGGCTTTTTCTTTGGAGAACCAACATGGGACAACTGACCAACAAGGGCTATGTCGGTGTACGCCTGGACAGCATCCTTGCGGAGCTGGACCAGGGGTTCCGAGCCATCTATGGCAACGACATCGACCTCGCGCCCGACAGCCCCGACGGGCAGATGCTCGGGCTCATCGCCCAGGTCCGTGCGGACCTGGAGGAGCTGGGCGAGGTCATCTACCGCGCCCTCGATCCGGACCACGCCAGTGGCGACTGGCTCGAACAGCGGGTCGCCTACGCCGGCTTGACCCGGCGCCAGGCGCGCTACAGCTACCTGCGCGGCACCGCCCTCACCGGGCGTGCCGGCACCCAGATTCCCGCCGGCGCCGTGCTGCGCGACGCCAACCGCGGGCGCTGGCTGCTCACCGCCGACGTCACCCTGGGTGTCGACGGCTCCGCCCGCGCCGACCTGCGCAGCGAAGAACTCGGCGCCTACAACCTGCCGGCCAACAGCAGCCTCACCCTCGAGACCCTGGTGCTGGGCTGGGACACCGCCACCACCCAGGCGCCCGCTGAAGTGGGCGCCGAGGAGGAGACCGACGCCGAGCTGCGTGCGCGCTTCTTCCGCAGCCGCGCCCGCCCTGCGCAGAACAGCCTCGATGGCCTGGTGGCCGCGCTGCTGCAACTGCCGGACGTGCGCCAGGTGGTGGGGCTGGAGAACACCGGCCCGACCGTAGACGCCGACGGCGTGCCGGGCCACAGCCTCAACCTGATCGTCGATGGCGGCGAGGAGCAGGCCATCGCCCAGGCGATCTTCCAGCGCAAGCCGGCGGGCACCGGGCTCATGGGCCAGCAGTCGCGCACCGTGGTGGACGGGCAGGGCATGAAGCGCCTGATCCGCTTCGACCGCCCGGCGTTGGTGGACTGCAAGGCCTTCGTCCAGCTGCGGCGCGACGCCGAGTTCACCGCCATCGACGTGGCGGCGATCAAGGCGCAACTGGCGCAGCTGGACTTCCGCATCGGCCAGGACGTGCAGCTGTCGCGGCTCTACAGCCCGATCAACACCGTCCAGGGCTTCTGGGTCGAGCAGCTGAAGATCAGCCGCCGCAGCGGCACCCCGGCGGCGGACAACATCGCCATCGGTGTGCGTGAACGGGCGCGGTTCGCCCCGTCCGACATCGAGGTGGTGGTGCTATGAGCTATGACCGCCTGCTGATCTGGCAATACCAGGGCAAGCCCCGGGCCGCCGCCACCGCCGAACTGATCTCGCGACAGTTCGGTGACACCTGGCAAGGCCTGTCGAGCCTGCCCGACGCGCTGGACATCGACCGTGCGCTGGGCGCCAACCTCGACCTGGTGGGTAAGCACGTCGGCCAGAGCCGCGTGCTCAACGGGCTCGCCCCGCGCAGCCTGTTCGGCTTCCACGAAGTCCCCGGTGCCCGTGGTTTCGGCACCGGCAAGTGGTACCGCATGGGCGACCCGCTGGAAGAGTCGGCGGTGCTGGATGACGACGACTACCGCTTCCTCATCCGCTGCCGCATCGCCCGCAACTACCAACTCGGCACCGTCGACGACATCAGCGCAGCCCTGCGCTTCATCTTCGACAGCGAGAGCCTGGTCTTCGACCAGTACGACATGAGCCTGACCGTGGTCATCCGCAGCGACCAGGTCAGCGACTTCAAGCGCTATGCGCTGAACACCCTGGACATCCTGCCGCGACCGGCGGGTGTCCGTATCCAGTTCTACGTCGCTGTGCCCCAACGGGCCTTCGGCTTCCGGGGCGCCGCCGGCGCACTCGGCTTCAACCAAGGAAAATTCGCGAGGTTCCTATGACGCATTACTCCCGTCCTGACGAACTGGTCTTCGCATCCGGCGCCAAGCCGGGCGAGGTCCAGGGTTTCCCCGACATTCCCCGTGGCTGGGGCGTGGCCTACGACCAGACCGCCGGTATCCCGCCGATGGAGTGGTTCAATGCGCTGTTCAAGCGCGGTGACGAAGGCCTGCGCTACCTGCTGCAACGCGGCATCGCCGACTGGTCGGCCACCGAGGACTACCCCGTGGACGCCCACGTTCAGGAGGGGGGTAAGGTCTGGAAGGCCAAGGTGGCAAACCTTGGCAAGCGGCCGTCGGTCAACCCCGGCGAATGGGTGGAGACGGCGCTGACCCGTGAGGCGTTGAAGGCGCTGATCCAGGAGCAACTGGGTGGCGGCACCCTCAACTTCGGCCAGTGGCAATGGAGCAGCGCCACCTCCGGCGGCGTGGCCAACGGCTACCTGGCGCTGAACGCCACCAACCCGGCCGACGCCACCGCGCTGATGATCGCCAAGTCCAGCGCCGAAGGCCTGGACTACAGCCGCAGCGTGGCCCTGCTGCGGGCCGGCGACACCCTGTGCATCCAGAGCCGCCCGGGCGGCACCGTCGCCCACCGCTTCCGCGTCACTGGCGAGCTGGTGGACAGCGGCGCCTACCGCTCGGTGCCGGTGGTGTACGTCAGCGGGGCAGGGGGCGTACCGGCCTCCAATGCGCTGCTGCAGGTGTTGATGACGCCGGCAGGGGCTTCGGACATGGGCATGCCGCTGCTGTCCGTCCAGTGGTGGGTCAGCCGCGCCAGCATCCCCGCCGGCTGCGCCCCGGCCGACGGCCAACTGCTGAGCCGCGCGCTGTACCCCGACGTCTGGGCTGCCATTCGCGATGGCAAGGTGCCCAAGACCAGCGAAGCGACCTGGAGCAGCGATCCAACCCAGCGCGGCATGTTCACCGAGGGTGACGGCAGCACCACGTTCCGCATGCCGGATTACAACGGCAAGGCGATGGGGTCGTTGGGGGCGCTGTTCCTGCGGGGGGATGGGGCGTTGTCGGCGGGTGGTGCCGGCGTAGTTCAGCGAGATGCGCTTCAGAATATCGTTGGCAGTTTTTCCGTTCCTCCCTATTTGGGGCAGCTTGCTTCTGGTGCATTTCAGTTTCTCGGTTCTGACGGTACCGGGGACGTTGCGCGGCAGAGCAATAACGGGCGCCAGATGGGCTTCGATGCGTCTCTGGTAGCACGTACGGCGAGTGAGACACGTTCTCTTAACGTAACTGGCTGCTGGATCATCAAGATGGGCAGCGGAGTGAACAACCCCGGGGTGATCGATGCTGCTGCTGTTTCTTCGACCTATGCGAAGTTGGTGACGCGAGTTGAAGCGATGGAGGCGCGTTCACGTGCTTTAGGTGATGGCCAGAGTTGGCAAGATGTAATCGCAAGCAGAGCTTTGAATACTAATTTCACCAATACGACTGGCCGAACTATCGCTGTTTTAGTTGGAGCTGTGGGTGGAGCTGTGAGCAGTATTGGAGTTTCCGTGAATGGGGTGCAAGTAAGCTATGGGGGTTACAACAGTCCCACGAGTGCTGCACCTTGCTCATTTGTTTTGATTCCGCCGGGAAGTGTTTATTCGGTAACTTCCTATACTGCACTTAATAAATGGATGGAGCTGCGCTAATGAACTATCTACGTTCACCTATTACTGGAGAGGTTTATGCATTTTCTTCTGATGGGTCGGAAGATGCATTTATCCCTAGCGGTCTTATCACCATGACCTCCGCTGAGGTTGAGGCGCATCTCAATCCGCTCCGGGTAATGACACCGGGTGATGTGGATATTGAGCGCGATCACCGCCTTGCAAGTGCTATCGAATTCCAAGGCGCGTTGTTCCAGTCCAGATCCATCGACCGCGAACGAATCACCGAAGCCGCCCAACTGGCTTTCATGGCGGTAGCCAGTGGTGCCAAGTCGGGGGATTTGCGTTGGTTGGACCCGGGGCAGGACTTCACCTGGATTGCCGCCGACAACACTCTGGTGCCCATGGATGCACCTACTGTGGTGGCCTTCGCCAAGGTCATGGCGGCGCGCACCCAGGCATTGGTCCTGGCGGGGCGTCGCCTGAAGGACATGGACGCCATTCCGGGCGACTACACCGACGATAAGTGGTGGCCGTGATGGCGCCTCTTGCCAAGCCTCTGACCTCCCCGCGCCCCTTGGCGCCCGACCGGCTCGACTGAGCCTTCTCTCCCCAGCCCGCTCATGCGGGCTGGGCGTTTCAACCTGAGCCATGGCGAGCATCGATTCGTGATCGGTGGGGCGTTTGCCCCTCCTTTGTTCCCGAGCGCCAGCCCCCTTCCAGAGTGGGCCGCGCTCAATCGCCGGCCGTTGCGCCGGCGATTTTCTAGCCACGAATCGAATGAGGTTTTACCCATGACTCAATACAAACGTCCTGACGAGACGGTCTTTGCATCCGGCGCCAAAACCGGAGAAGTCGAGAATTTCCCCGACATCGCCCGAGGTTGGGGCGTGTCGTTCGACCAGACCAACGGCATCCCGCCAATGGAATGGTTCAACGCGCTGTTCAAGCGCAATGACGAAGCCCTGCGCTACCTGATGCAGCGGGGTATTGCCGAGTGGTCGGCGACCGAGGATTACCCCGTGGGCGCCCATGTGCAGGAGAGCGGCAAGGTCTGGAAGGCCAAGGTCGGTAGTTCTGGAAGAAGGCCATCTCAGACTCCTTCTGATTGGATAGAGACCGCACTTACCCGAGATGCCTTAGTTACTCTGATTCAAGAGCAACTAGCTGGAGTCAAGGCTCGAGTGCGAGCAGCCAGTACTACAAATCTAAAGCTGAATGGCCTGCAGACTATCGATGGAGTTAATTTGGTTGATGGTGACAGGGTTCTAGTAAAGAACCAGATTCTTGAGGTGGATAATGGAATTTATGTGGTTTCTCTAACGGATTGGACTCGTGCTAGTGACACTGACAGTAGCGCAGATTTGCAACCAGGATTGTTGGTTTATGTTGAGAGTGGACAAGCCCAACTGAATAGTTTTTGGCAACTGGCAACCGATGGGCCAATAGTCTTGGGCTTGACTGGGCTAACTTTCGAAATGGTAGCGGGCTACACAGGAGTTGATCCCGGTACCTATCGGTCGATAACTGTAGATCGTTACGGCCGGATAACCGCAGGTAGCAACCCGAGCACATTGGCCGATCACGGTATCAGTGCTGCGACTCAAGCTGAAGCGGAGGCTGGCTCCGATAATTCTAAGCCGATGACGCCATTGCGAGTCGCTCAAGCTATTCAAAATCGGTTTGTTCAGGCGACTGAGTCAGTACTTGGATTAGCTAAAACAGCAACTCAGGCACAGATCAACGCTGGCGCAGATGATGCAACTATAGTTACACCAAAAAAAATGCGAGCTGGATTTTCTGCAAGCCTAGGTGTAAATGGCTATATCTCGTTTCCGACTTGGCTTGGAGGTTTGATTTTTCAGTGGGGGTACTATAGCGGTAGTCTTGATGACTTGACGGCGCTAATAACGTTTCCAATTCCTTTTCCAAATCTAAATATAAATGTCTCCGTAACTGCGGATGGTGGACAGTCAGGTGCAGGTTATTTTGTCGCTGCTGGTGCGCAAAAGGTGAGTGCTGCGCAATTTCGGTTGAACGGTTATGGAACCAATATGCCAACGAATGGCTATCACTGGTTTGCAATCGGATACTAAGGTTTTTACGCGGGTAAGTATTTTGTTAGTGGTAGTTGGCTCTAATGTAGTAGCCGGCAGTCGATTGATGTGGGTGGATATAGACTATCGAAGGTGATTGTTTGTGCATGCGAAAAATGAAATTCTTTTGCTGTTATCTCCCGGCGCCCATTCTTATGCGGCTGTTTTCATTTCAGCTCTATGTAGTGAGCTGTCTCGCTTCTCCCTCACCACCCCCACCCGCCAATCCGCCTTCCTCGCCCAAGCCGCCCACGAGTCCGCCGGTTTCACCCGGCTGACCGAGAACCTCAACTACAGTGCCACCGGCCTGGCCGCTACCTGGCCGGGTCGTTTCCGGGGTGCGGATGGGCAGCCCAATGCGCTGGCTCGCGGCCTGCACCGTCGGCCCGAGGCGATTGCCAATGTGGTGTATGCCAACCGCATGGGGAACGGTTCCGAGGCTTCCGGAGACGGTTGGCGGTACCGGGGCAGGGGGCTGTTGCAGATCACCGGTCGGGCCCAGTACCAGCGTTGCGGTGCGGCGCTGGAGCTGCCCCTGGTGGAGCAACCGGATCTGCTCGCCCAGCCGGAGCCGGCCGTGCTCTCGGCCGCCTGGTTCTGGCAGGTGAACGGGCTGAACGAACTGGCGGATGCCGGGGACTTCGAGGCCATCACCCGGCGCATCAACGGTGGGCTCAATGGCCTGGCCGAGCGTCGGGCGTTGTGGGCGAAGTTCCGGGAGGCGCTGGCATGAGTGCCTTCCTTTCTAGCCGCTGGCTGGCCTGGGGGCTGTGCGCTCTCGGGCTGGTCGGGTTCGGCGCGTGGATGGCGGGGCAGTTCTACCGGCCCCGGTTGGACGAGGCCCGTGCGCAGTTGGTCGCGTTGCAACAGGCCGATCAGGCCAATCGCCTGGCGTTGCTCAAACAGGGCGCGGCGATGGCCGAACTGGAGCGCCAGGGACGTGCGCGCAGCGAGCGCGCCGAGGCAGCTGTTGCCGAGGCGCGGTCCCGGTCCGCCCGTGACTACCACGCCGCCGCCCAGGTGATGCTGGAGCCCACGCCCGTGGCCGATGCCTGCGAGGCGGCGAGGCACGCGTTTGCCGAGGAGCTGCGGCGCGAGCGTGCGCCATGAACGGGGTGTGGCTATTGCCCCTGGGTCTGCTGGCCGGGTGTGCCGCGCCAGCTGTGCCGCCGCCCATGGAGGTGCGCGTGCCGGTGCCGGTTCCGTGTCGTGTCGAGCTGCCGGCTGCTCCGGCGTTTGCGGTATCGGCACTGGCGCTGGATGCGCCGATCGATCAACAGATGAAAGCGCTGCGGGCCGAACGCCTGCAGCGCATGGGCTACGAGCGAGAGCTCGTGGCCGCCCTGGACGCCTGCCGCTAGCGGGCTGTTGAACACCTGGACGCTGCTATGGCAACGCCACGGTTTATTCAGCGGCCTGCCGGGGCGGGCGTCCGTTCCCTTCCCATTCCCTGCCTTCCAGGCGCTGCTTCAGCGCCTTCCCTTGACGCAGCCTTGTTCGTCGAATGCGACGACCTGGCTGCGTCCCTTTCCTTTCTTCGGCGTGTAGTGGTAACGGGTCAGCCCGTTGCTGCGGGTGATCCGGTCCGGTTTGCCGAGCATGCTTTCCACGTCCCGTTGTGTCATCCCGGTGCGCACCTGCTTGCGCAACATTGCCTGGCGCCGTTCGGTGCCGGTGATCCGATTGCCGCAGCCGTCCTGTCGTTCCCCCACCACCGTTATTTCGCGCCGATTCTCGGCCGCTTCCTTCCGACTCCTGCGCACGATCCGTTCGGGTTTGGCCGGCGGCAGCAGGTACTCCGCTTCGCCGTGGGCAGGAGCTGTTTCCTGGCTGGCGATGCGCTGGTCGTCGGGGCAACCCAGTTGCGAGTAGGTGATGCGCCCGTCCGGGCCCTTGCAGTGGTAGATGGTGGCGGCCTGGGGCGCGTTGAGCGGTGCAGCGAGCAGCAGGGCCAGGGTAGCGACGTATCGAAGCAT